TGGCTCTATTTTTTATGGAGACAATCCAAACACTGGAAAGTCTTCAAAGACTAGGCACAAGAAAGTTGAGTCAATAAGGTTGAACCTTATGCCTGAGCTATCTTTTGCTTTGGTTTTTAGATTTGTTGAGATAGCGGTTGACGCCAGCAAGTACTTCTTTGTTCAAAGAGAGAATGAGCAGGGAGGACTTAGGGCTGGGTTGATGTTAACATACAAAACAACAATAAGCAGGGAGATACTTGAAGAGGTTGCAAGAAAGAGTGTTCGTTCATTCTATCCAATGCCAACACTTAAGACTCCAATTGATTGGTCTGTTGGAGAAGATGGAAAGGCTGTTGGAGGATATGAGAGCCACCAGTTCAAACTAGTTAGAGCCAACTCAAAACTTGTAGACTATTCAAAATTTTCTCAAGAGATTTTTGATTCAATCAATTACATACAATCAACTCCATGGAAGGTGAACATCCCTCTATTGGAAGCGGTCCGTTCTGACTTAAAGGCTCCAAGAAAAGAAGACTTTATTAAGACAGACTTCCCAGATGCTGAAGGATGCAATTGGGAGATTGATATCAAAGACCCAACATGTTCAGTTGTGGGAGAGGAATTGAATCTTATGATTAATTACAGAGAGGCTTACAAAGAGAGAGCTAGTTTATACAGAGCAGAAGCTGGAGACTATGAGACAGCGCTTGGAAAATACAGAGCTCTTAAGTTAGCCATAAGCGTTGCAGACCAATACAAAGAAGAGGAGGCTATATACTTTCCTCATTCTTATGATTTCAGAGGAAGAGTATATCCTTTGTCTATTGGATTGAATCCTCAAGGTTCAGATGCTGTCAAGTCTTTACTTCTTTACAAAGAAGTTCAGGAGACAACAGAGAAGGGGATGATGTGGAACTGGGCTTACTTAGCTTCACTTTATGGAGAAGACAAGCTTGACTTTGCAGACAGAGTTGAGAAAGGAAAGGAGCTACTTGAAGCAAATTACAAAGATGCAGATGAGCCATACCAATTTCTATCTCACCAGTTAGAGATGCAGAAGTATAACATAGAGCCAAGCTACATTCCAAATACAAGAATACATCTTGACGCTTGCAATTCAGGCTCGCAATTTACTTCAGCAATTACTGGAGACCTTGCAGGATGTCTTGCAACAAATGTAATTCCAACCATTGAGGATGGAAAGACTATAAGAAAAGATGCATACTTACTTGTGGCTGAGAAGGCGCTAGAGCTTACAGACAAGCTTATCTCTAAAGAAGGGGACCATAAGACTAAGGAAACGTTAAAGTTCCTTAGAGGGCTTCTAGAGACGAATGGGAGGAAAATATGTAAAGTTCCAGTAATGGTTTCAAACTATGGAGGAACGACTGGAGGAAGGACAGACATTCTTTGGGACATGTTCAGAGAGTTGGACGTTGAAAGAAAGTGGATAACAAGAGGAACAGCAGCGCTGTTCTCTAAGATAATTGGGAAGTCAATTGTTGGAGTTTTAAATGGAGGAAAGGCTTTTGAAGTTTACGTTCACAAGATGAACAACATCATAGCAAAATCTAACAAACAGATTGAGTGGACAACTTCAGATGGATTCAATGTGGTCCATGTAAAGTATAAAGAGCTGAAGCCAAAGCAGATTCAGGTAACTCTTCCAAACTCAAGGAAGGAGACTACAATCAATAAGAGATTGTTTTCTGAAAATGTAAGCGCTCCAAAGATGAAGAGTGCAATAAGTCCAAACTACATTCACAGCTTAGACGCTGAGCTTTTAAGAAGGGTTGCAATGAGGATGCAAAAAGAAGGCATCATATATTCAGATTGGATTCACGATTCTTTTGGATGTCACCCAAACAATGTTGACTTCATGCTAGATGTAACTAAGCAGGAGTTCAGAGAATTGGTTGAGAGAGACCCTCTGGGTGTTCTGGACACACAACTCAACTCTCAAATAGAAAGCTCTAAGGGGTCCACAAAAGCCCTCTTGGATGTATCTACTCCGAGGATTGGAGGGTTTGAAATTTCAGACCTAAAACAAGTTGAACAAAGTGACTGGTTCTTCAGTTAAAAATATGAGTCCTACATTAATTTGTAGGGCTTTTTTTATGCCCTTGTTTTGCTAGGATTTTTTAATGTCCATCGGTATAGAGATAAAGTGCTTTTGAAAAAAAACAAACGGCTGTTTAAAAACAAGCACTATTGATTCAAAAATTTGTCTTAAAAAAAGACAACGGCAATTTTGCCACAAAATCCATTCAAAAAACAAAACAATGGAAAACCAAAAAGAAGTAACACAAAACCTAAAACCAGTATCAACTTCAAAGGCATCTAAGCCAAAGAAGAAACAACCAAGAAAAAACTTTGTTGCAGTAGATGTTTATCAGGCACGATTCGGAATCGTATCTGAGCGAGCAGTCTATGATGTGTACGCAGATAGGTTCAAGGTTCAAAAACATAACATGAAGAAATACTCATTCCAACATTGCGTGAAGGCTCTTCGAAATCTTAATGACCCAAAGCTGGGCGCTACAATTGTAGAGTAATAACTAAAAACAAAAATTATGGCATTCAATATACAGATGCATCGCGAGCTTACACAAGTTGAGACGGAGCAAAATCCCTCATTAGGGATAATGAATTGGGGACGGGATAACACCTTTCCACAGACGCTGAAGAATTTAATTCAGCAATCACCTTCAGCAAAGATGGCTACAAGTAGAACGTCAAAGTTTTATAAGGGAGGAGCCTTTGAAGGAGAGGACCAGATTGTAAATGCATACGGATTAACTTTGAAGAAACTAGTGGGAATCTTAGCGGATGACTATGCTGACTTTGAAGCTTTTGCTATTCAATGCAACTACAACATGAAAGGACAAGTGACTTCAATGAATCCAATTAGAATCGCAACATTAAGATTCAATGAATTCGATGAATTAAACTACGCTTCTATGGTGGGATATCATCCTGACTTTGGACGCAACAGCGAGGTCCAGAAGACTATTGTAACAAACGCAACAGCTGGGAACATTAAGTGGTTTAACCGCTTTAATCCAAACGTTGTTCAAGAACAAATCGCACAAAAGGATGGAGGCATTAGCAACTATCTAGGACAAATACTTTACTTTAGTGAATCAGGGATGAATTCATATCCAATACCACCACTTCAAGCAAGTGTGAATTTTGTATTATCGGATGTAGAGAATTCAATCTTAGTTCGTAAAGAGACATCAACTGGTTTCATCAATACTTACATGCTTAAGACAACTTTGGATTCAGAGGACAGCACTTTAATCGCGTTAGAGAATGCAATCGAAGAGGCTCAGGGTGCAAGGGGAACTGGAAAGGTAATCACATTCTCAGGGCTTAGTCCAGAGGAAGTTCAGTCAACTCTTTTAGAAGAGATGGGTGGAGGTGGTTCAGGTTCAAAGGCAATCATTGAGAGTTCAAAGATGGCTTATGAATTGAATCGTGAAGTAATTACTGGAGCGTATTTGATACCACCATCATTGGCAGGTATTGACCAGAAGTCTGGATTCAGTGGAGATGATTTGAAAGAAGCTTACTTTGTGTTTAATGCAATTACACAAGGAGGTCGAGATTCAATCCAATCTGAGATTAACAACATACTGAAACATTCTATCTTCGAGTGTCAAGAAATAAAGTTGAACAAACTTAAGCTTGACGTTGATGGAGAGGTAGCTGAAGGAGTTATTTCTGAAGACGAGGCTGATGTTGTTTACAATGATTCAATGAGAAACATGACTGGAAAACAACTTCAAGCTCTTCAAAGAGTTGTAAGAAAATATAACAAAGGAGAAATCAATGAAGCCCAAGCTCGAATGATGCTAAGTGGCTTCGGAATGTCAGACGAACAAATTAACGTTTGGCTTTCTGTAGATGTAGAAGAACCAGTTGAAGAGATTCAAGAAGGTTTGGATGACGCTCCAGATGAACCAATAAAACCAACAGAAAATGTATAACCTAACGTTAGAACAGAGACTGATTTCTTCAGACATTGCAGACATCATGGCTGACTATGTGAGCATTCAGTTAGACATTGACACGTCAAAAATAAAGGCAGCGGCACTTGTAGCTCAAGAGGTAGACATCTCAAGAGTTATAACAAAAGCTAACTTGGACCGAGTTGTTAACTTGGATATATATGACGAATCAATTCCAGAAGCAGATTTGGAACTGAGACAATTAATCTTGGCGCCTTGGGCTTATTATACTTATGCAAGATGTCTTTCAATGTTTCAGGGAACTTTTACAGATTCAGGTTACACAATAGAGACAGAAGCTGAGTCTAGAAATGCAGCCAAATCTGTATCACAAGAAATGAAATCAATTGGAGATACCTTCATGATTTTAGTGACGGATTATTTAAAGGCTGAGAATCCAGAAACAGAATCTGACCAGACAAAACTTTCCTCAAAAGTGAGAGCTTTTGGAGGTGGAGAAAATAGAGGTTCAAACTAGCACGAGGTGCTAGCAATTGTATGGTAATTAGGAGGGTTCGATTCCCTCCCAATTGACAACTCAAAGCAGAGCGCTTTGATGTAATTTAATCAAAACAATATGAACAAAGAATTCAAGGCAATCATTATGTTGGTTGTATCTATAATCACTTTTGTAGTGCTACTTCCTTTCATTGTAACAATGGGAGTGTTGAGGGTTGCAAAATCAATATTAACAATACTAGAAAATACTATCGGGACCTTTGTGTCTTCGGTTAGAAACGAACTTTTAAAACAATAAATATGGCACGAAGCATGAAAAATTCAGAACGTAAAACAAAGAAGCTCAATGAGAAGAGAGCGGCATTTGTTAGAGCAGCCCTAGAAGCAGGTCATATCACAAGAAAAGATATATGTAACGCAACGGGTCTCAAAATGCATGAGCTTGCAAATCTGTTCACAAAGGACAGAGAAGTTTATGGAGAGTATGTGGTGAGAAGAAAGACAATATCTGACATAGCATCGGACAACATCTTGGACATTGTAAATGACCCAACACATCCACATCACTTTCAGGCATCAAAATATATACTTTCAACTTACAAGTCAGACTTGGACGATGTCCTTGAATCACAAGATGAATCTGAGATGAGTATTCAAATGGGAAAATCTAATGCAAAGAGTCCAATCACAATAACGTTTGGCTCGAAAAAAGATAGTCAATAAATGGAAAGCGAGAGCGTTGAAGACGCTAAAGGGTTAGTTATTAATCCAACGTTTGAACCTTTGTTTATTGATGCGTTAGATATGCCAAGATACTATCAATTGTATGGTGGTCGTGGTAGTGGAAAATCTTTTGTTGCAGCAATCGCAATGGTACAATTAACCTATAGTGATTACAAGCACAAGATACTTTATCTAAGGCAGACGATGGCATCTTCAGATGATTCGGTTGTAGCTGACATTAAGATGGCTATGGAGATTCTAGGAGTTGCAGGAGACTTCAGGGAGAAGGGAACTACAATAACAAACATCACAACTGGGTCAACAATATCTTTCAAAGGTATACGTTCATCTGGAACAGCAACGGCAAAGTTGAAGTCGCTTTCAGGAATTACCACATTGGTAGTTGAGGAGGCAGAAGAGGTTGAATCTTTTGAGGAGTTCTCAAAGGTAGATGAATCGATAAGAGTCAAGGGAAAGCCTTTGAAGATTATACTGGTTTACAATCCAACGTCAGCACTTCAGAGCTGGATTCACAAGGAATGGTTTACAGATGGAAGACCTAAGACAGAACGTCTCACAGACACCATCTATATGCACTCAACGTATAAGGACAACATAGAGAACCTGAACGAATCTGTAGTAAAGAGATACCAAGATTTGCAAAGGACCAACCCAACGTATTATACAAATACAATTATGGCTGAGTGGACCTTGGAAACAGCAGGGAGACTTTATGCAGGATGGGGACAATTCGAAGAGCTAGAAGAGGAAGGTGACACATGGTATGGTTTAGACTTCGGTTACGGAGGAAAGGACAGAACAGCGTGCATCAAAATCACATGGATTGATGGGGTGTATTATGTTGAAGAGAAGTTCAGTGAAGCTAAGCTTTCAATGAGAAGAACATTAACAATGATGAGAAAGGCAGAAATTCCTTTCAATGCTAAAATCTACGCAGATAACTCAATGCCATTATTGATTGATGAGATTCGAAATGGAGGATTCAGGACCATTCGAAAAGCTACAAAAGGAAACGTTGAAGCAGGTATCAAAAAGATTCAAGACAAGGATATTGTTTTGGTTGGAGATACCACTTCACACTTGTATCATGGATACATGACATTCAGTCGTGACAAAAATGGCAAGCTTCCACATGAGCCAGACGAATTGGCAGCTATGAGATACGGAATAAACAGCCGTACTCCAGCAAAGAACGCAAAGAAAAACAGACCCGTGAAAGCTAGAAAGCGCAAAGGGTTTTTATAAAATTACAAATAACAAACAACAGCAAAATTAACCTAGGGGTAACTCTAGGTTTTTTTTGGTTCACTAATTTAAACAACAATAAAAATGGGAATTTTAAGACAACATGAAATTAAGCACTATGGGGGAAAGCTTTCAGAGCTTCCTGCAAAGCTTCCTTATGGAGATACCTATCTCACATCGGACACTGGTCAATTCTTCAAGTACAATCAGGACAACTTACCTCAAGAGGTAACAACTGGTTCTGTATCTGAGTTAGAGCTAGAAATCAAAACAAACATCCAAGGATACTATGGGTTACTTTCTGGAGTATACTTTGGAGGAACAGCAACAAGCGTTGACATATCAGTTGATGATGTGAATCAATGGCTAGACGTCCAGATGGATGTGGATGCTCAAGGTCTTTTTGACAATAGAGTTAAGGACATGAAGGACGCTCAAGCAGTTGGGCACGTTGGAGATGGCTCAGCAGGTAGTCCGTTAATATTCTTACTAGAAGGATTAACAACTCAGTCAACGGCAAATGTAAGGGTTTCAATGAGCTTCAATCCAGATGAGGATGGAGGAAGATTGGACTCAAGACTTTTGTTTGAGAGACACTCAGGAACAACTCCTTCAGAAGACTTTTCAATTGAAGCATCTTCTGTTGCCATGGAGTCAGGGGCTGAAGAAGATTATGCAAACAATCCAAACATTCAGTTCTTCATAGGAGACACGATTGACACAAATGCAGCAGGTGATGCTGGAAGGGTGTGCTTTCAAGTCAAGTCAGATGTAGCTGGAACAATAACAATGAACGAAATCGCTTTGTTTATTCAACTTTAAAAAAATAATAAAATGGGAAAGATAAAAATATATTCAGACCTCAAGTCTGGAAAGGTTACATTTGATGGTGCAAGCGTTCAAGACAAAGACATTGGTTCTTTAGAGGCTGTTGAGCATCCAAGCATAAGCAATAGAATTATTGTAAGGTCTTTGAGACAATACAAGAGCGGTTCAAATACAGAGTTTAGAGTCTTCTTTAAGAAGTTAAACATAAACAGAATCGAGAACAAAGATGGTCAGCAATTAACAGCGGCTCCTTTATTATATGACAGAGCTCAAGTTCTTGAGTATTTGTCAACTCAATTCACAAAGCCACAAGTTCAAGAGTACTTTGAATATGATGCAACATTGGACAGATTAATTGCTCAGAAAGATATTCAGGTGAACAAGAATGGTTTCTTCTTGGGAGGAAAGCACAAGATGGCTTCAGGTAATTCCAACATATACTTTGGAGACTTAGACAACAAGGCAAATTCTTATCCAGTAATGGGAGAGGTTTTGGACCAGAGTCTAGCAGAAAACCAAGTTGCAGGAGCAGGAACTACAAAGCCAAGGACTAGAATCTTTGGAGACTTCCAGAGTACTCCATTAGGTGGAGCTCCAGTGAATGACACAGCAATTCCTTATGATGGAGATAATTTCTTTCCTTTCAATATTTCAGGTGTAGGAATTACAACCAGAGTTGCAGAAGTTGTTTTGCCAACTCAGCAACTTAAGTATGAAATAATAGTGAACGGAATCTCTGTTTATGTTCAATACTTAGAGCACAATGGGCTAGCAGTAAATGAGGACCTTACATGGTACTTTGAGCAGCCTCTTGACATTGAGAATGGAACAACATTGAGAGCTACAATATACAAGGTTTCAACTATAGATAACCAAGAGCAGAATGACGGAATCCTATTGGTGTGTGAGGGTGATGGTGAAGCTACAAGATACCAAACAAATGTATTGAACAGATTCTTTGAGGATGAAGAGATAGCTCTTCAAACAGACATTGATGCTCTATTGAGTGGTTCAACTTACAAGGGAGCTTATAACGCTTCAACAGAGCTTCCAGCTCTTCCAACTGGAACAGATGTATTAGGAGACTTTTACAGAGTATCTGCAGCAGGTGGGACCTATAACGTTGGAGACATTCTAGTTTTTAACGGGACAGATTATGACCACATTGCAGAAGAGAATGCAACTCAGTCAGACATTAAGAACTCAGGATTGAAGATATATGATATCTATGTGAAAGCAGGTTATGCTGGAGCGGTCCAAGATGGTTCTGTTTTGTATCCATTTGCAAGTATTGAAACAGCATTGGCAACAACCAGTGATGGAGATTCAATTTATTTGGAAGGTTCTTTTGAGATTGGTGGAGAAATAATTCTTCCACAAGACCAGTCTTTATACTTCTATGGAAGTGACGATGCATGTATTTCTTTTACTAACTATAGTGATGGGAATGGTTCATTGTTATACTTTGATGGATTAGACAACACGAAGGAATTGAAGTTTAGAAATATAAAATTCCACAATGCAGGAGGATACGGATTGTATCTAAAAAAGACTGCAAAGGTAACCATTGAAGATTGTGAATTCAAGAACAATGGATGGAATGGAACAGCACTCAATACAATCGCTTCTAAGGATGTTTCAGGACTTCTTGGATATGATAGTGATGCAGCAGACCTTCAGGCTTTCTATGCAGGAGTGAACGCTTCTAATGGAGGAGCTATGAGAATACAAGAAGCCACTCAAGTACTAATCACTGGAAACACAATTGAAAACAACCTTAGAGGTTTAAGAGTTCAAGATTGTGGAATCAATGGTGGTGGTGTAATATCTAGAAACCAATCATCTCAGAACATTGAGAGTGGAATCTATATTGCAGCAGGAGCTCTTGGAGGATGTCAGAACATAACAACTACAATGAACGTGTCAGCTTACAATGCTAACAACGGAATTCTAGTGATTGGTGGTATCAATAACAAGTTCTCACAGAATGAAGTGAATGGAAACTGGAACGCTGGTTTCTGTGCATGGGGTTCTGCCAATACTACATTAAGAGACTCTGGTCTTTATGACAACAACAGAAGTGCTTACAATGGAATTGGTAACACTGGAGATGCTAAGGCATCAATCCAGATTAACGAGGCTTACAATCTACTAGGAACAAGCATATCTTTGAATCCAGCATTCAGATTTATTGCTGAGATTTTAGATACTCAAGTTCATTATACTGGACTAGGTTCTAACACGGAGAAGATTGGGTTCTTAATTACTTCAGCAGTTGGACAATTGCCTGACAATGCAAAAAACATCATCAAAGTTGATGACGTTGGATTCATTGGTCAAGACTATGCAATTGACTTAAGCGAGGTTGATGTGACGAACTTAAGACTATCTCTTGGAGATAACTCTTATCAGTCAATAGGAATGAAAGCAGTTAAGGCTCCACTAGTTGGAAACTATAGCGAGCTTCCATTCAGCAATCATGTAATGGAGGTTCCAGAACTGGATGTTGTAGTGGATACATTAAAGCAAACACTATCTTTAAGAGAAGGTGTTGGAGGCAATGTCATCAATGTATATGCAATGAATGAATTAGCTTCAAACGTTGTAGGTTCTACAATTCAAATAATACAAGCGAGCAGTGACAAGATTCAGTTAAGAGGATTGACTTACGGGAATATATATATCAATGGAGTTGTTGCAGGTAACAATTTAAACTCAGCAAACAACAGCTTGAACGCAGCCTTCCAGATGGATTTGGTTGAGTACAAGGATGTATTGGTGAATGAGGTTGGAATCAATGGAGACGAATCTTCAGGAGGTTCTCTTCCAGCAATAGCTAACAACTGGTATATATCCTATGGAGCACAAGCAGGAACTCAAAACAC